ATTGATTTTGTCAAGCCTGCAACAACAGGAACTGTGAAGGCTACTGACATTGTTTGACCAACACTGGTTAAACTGCTTCCCACTCTTGACAATTTATTTTGTAGTGTAGTCAATTGTGTATTAACAGTCCTCAAAGTACTGCTAACCGCTCTGAGACTGTTTACACCAGTTGTTATAAATCTAATAGTAACATCTTCAATCATTGCCAAGACTTTTCACCTCACAATAATAATAAAAATAGACCCAAACAGATTGGATCTTCATTCTTTATTGCTATATTTTTTTTCTAGCTCTAAGGGCATTTTTAGCCCTAATCGTTTTGATATGTAAAAATATCTTTTGAAATCATTCTCTTTGATTTTAGAGCTGTTTTGATTAATTTTAAAAGGGTTTTTGTAGATATCTTTTTTAATATCATCAAAAACCTTATCTGCTTTATCATTCATTATAAGCATAGCATTGTTTGAAGCCTGCAACAATGCCATTTCTTTGTCATAAATATCTTTCTCAGATAACAAGTCATATATTTCAGTTAGTGCTAAACTATAAAATTCTGTGCTTGAAATACCTAGTTTAACTCTGCATGAACTATACAATTGTTGAAAAAAATAAATAAAGTTATCTGAGTCTATAAGTTTTTTGTTTCTTCATCCACATTTTTTGTTTTTTCATCAACATTATTTGATTTATCTTTGATTTTCTTATGCAATCCAAGTTCTACCGCTTCTGTAACTTTTTTAGCTATATATTCAAAGCTTGCATCGCTCTTGTCAAGCCATTCAACGAATTTATTGAAATTTGCTGGTATATCATCATAATTAGATAAGCTGACATGTAGCAATTTAAGTATATTTTCCAAGTCTGACAAATCTTCTTGTAACATGACATTTATTTTATATTGCTTTTTGATTACGATTAGCTGTACAAGCCCAATTTTTAAAATGTATTCAATACCATTAATTTTTATTTTTGTGCTATATAACATATTTATTTTACCTTTCTTTTATGTATCTGTAGTTATTGTTTTAACTGTACCATCAGCAAATTTTATCTTTAAATCTCCATCACTAGTGTCAATGTATAACACCGCATAGTTACTATCAGTATCCGGTACTGTTATTCCATCTTTTAACCTTAAACCTTTATTCAAAAATAATTCTTCATTAATTTTTTTACTTGCTTTACTGGAAAATTTTTTGTTAATTTGAGAATCAATATATTTTTTTAGAGTTTCCATCAATGAGTCAAATTTCATTTGTTATCATCCTTGCAATAAGTATTTAAAATCACTATCAATTAGATAATTGCCATCACTGTCAAATAAATAATCTTGATTATCATTAACAATTCCTGACAATTCATACAACACACATTTCAACACCATTTTCAAATTTCCAGAGTCGCCATTGTAGCTGATAGATAGACCTACAATTTTATATAGTTCTTTAACCGTACCATACACAAGCATACAAACAATGTCCCTAGGTCTTAAATGTGGAATACATATGACATTACCTTGTAAGTTATAATAAGACCTTTTCATAGTTAACTTTTTAGATTTAAGATAATTTTGCATGTTTGCTGTTGTTCTAATTGCTTCATTGGAAAAAGTAATTTCTTTATCTGTAGATACTGTTGTTCCATCACCTAAAGTTGTTAACTCCTCTGTTTCCTCGATTTCTTCTTCTTCATTGATTCCGACTAAAGTTCCATACATTTCATCATGTGAAACCCACTGCGTGACGTCAAATAGCTGATTCGGTGGAAATCTCCAAGCACAAAAAGTATATACAAAATTAACTGTTTGACCTGCTGAAATAGAGCCTGAAATTATTCGTCTAACTGCATTTTTAGCATAATCAATCTCAAAATCGACATTTATTGTATATGTTCCACCATCAGCCCTGACCGACTCTGGAACAACTCTATAATTAGCTGCCGCCGCATCTGTGAAGGTTATCCAGTCCGTACCAGTTAGGGTTAAATCATCATTTCCAGCATAATCAAAATCCCTGTCAACTGCTAAATATATTTTCCCCTGTTCGTCTTCATACATAAAAAAACCAAAAACCCTAGTCCCAGAGACATAATACATAATGTCAATTATAGCCTGAGCGAAACTTGCCCAGTCGCCTTTAACATTCTCAACGCTCTCTACTGTTATGTCATTGTAACGAAGTGTACACAAGTTACCACCATGTGTGGTAAAATCGACATCACTATCAGCAAAACCAGCTCTCATGCAAATATCCTTCCAAATTTCATAGAGATACGGGTTTGTATCTGTGCTGTCAAGATAATAAGTTTCTACAGTGCCTAAAATAGGGTAATCCATCCACCTATAAGTAATACCAGTATCAACATGTTTTATAGTATTTTGAATAAGACATGCACTTTTACCCTTTGCAGTAATGTCCATTACTGAGTTGTTCTCTAGTTGTATTTTTACTGTATTTATAATGCCTGTAAAAACATATACTGATGTATTCCCATAACCAGCTTTTATTTTAATTTCTATACCATTTTTTATTTTTCCCTCAAAATTATTTGTTGCCTTGACATTATTTGCATTATCCCTTTGATAGTTATAATAGCCTGTATCTGCTATATCGCTAGGATTAGTGTTAGCTAGGGTTAATGTGCATTGTTGAGCAATAGCCCCAAAATCACGTGCTAGGTTAAAATTCATTATAGGTATATTAGCAGCTGAAAAAATATCACTACTTATAAATTCAAGTTTCATTGATGTACTTGTATTAGTTCCAGACAAAAACCATATATAAATTTTATCTGACCCTAGATGTAAAGCCACACTTTCACTGTAACTGTCACCGCCTACTGATTGTGGAACTGTATAAACACTGGAATAAGAGCCATCATAATACTTGTATAACAGTTTATTAGATGTTTTATAGAAAAAATGAACTGTGTCTAAATCATCAACTATAAAATTATAAATTGTGTTTGCGATTGGAGCATCCAGATATTCGGTCCACGTCCCCGAACCCTCCTTATAATACACTTTTTCCTTTGCATTTCCACTGGTTCTTTTGTATAACCAGAGTTTATCCAAAGTTGGAGATTTACAAATAAAAGTTTCTCCTCCAGTATAGTAATATCCGCTATCTATAACAGTTGTATCAAATGAACTACCGTTATACACTGCATGAACGATTGTTCCTGTTGTATAACCGTATTCTTGATAGGTAATATTTACATTTCCTGAAATATCCAAGCATGAACAAAAATTATAAGACCTCGTGCCAAGTGAAGTCCAGCCAGACCAACTAGAACCGTCATTTGTAGATATGTTGTAATGAAGTCTTGCATTTGTTGTGCTTCCTGTAGTGCTTGCCCTGACAGCAACAAACCATCTTCCAGAACTATCAACAATGCAAAAAGGTTGACCTACAAAACTTCCTAGTTCCCATGTCAGAAATGAATCTGTTAATAATTGGCTATTTGTAGGATAAGTCCAAGCACTAGAGCCAACATCATAAATATTAAAATATAAATTAGTGTCATTTTCGCTTGCTGATGTCTTTTCAAGAAAAATAACATAAATTTTATTGTCATAATGATAAATTGAAGGGGCTTTATAGCTTGCACTTCCTGTGCCATAAGTACCACTAGGGACAGGCAATGACAAGTCGTTCCAAGTTGCTCCACTGTCACTTGATTGGTAAACCATGAATACATTTGCTGTATTTATATGTTTGAGGGCAATATATAAATTGCCCTCATTGTCCTTACAACCATTTTTTGACTGTGAATATTCAATAACATTATCATCCGAAGCCCTAACAACGACTGGTGTTAAGCTTTCTATTGCTGATAAGTCAATTACAGTTTCTAATCCTTCTATCTCAGCCCTCAAAGTCGGAGCATTGTTCCCAGTGAAATCCCTTGACAAGAACTGGTTTGCAACTGATTCACTAACTATCTGCATTAAGTAACACCCCCATAAATCAGGTCAATCGAATACCAGTAACGTACATCATCAGCGTAATTATAACGACCATCAATCATTTGTATGTAATAATAAGCATTTGTCGTAATTACATTTGTACTACCATTTCCTGGATATATGAAAGGATAAACTTTAGTTTGATTTTTCATAGCATTTACAAAAATTGTTTTTTGTGCAAATGTACAATTCCCAGTGATTGAGAATCTATGTTTTTTACTTCCATTTGCTGTCAATACGCTGTTATCTGCTCCATAATCTTCTGGATTAGTGACAGTTTGATTTTCAGTGATAACCGCTTCGTTGCTGTCACTGAAAGACATTACATTTAAGTTGTAATCAACACTGGATATTGTAAATTTTGATTGAGCCATTTAACCACCCCTTATAATATCGCTGGTAAAGCCCAATCCGCAGATACTAACAAGCCTATCCCTTGAAAATCGATATCTTCTTCTGTTATTCCGTCCACTTTGTCTGATTTTTTCAGGTCTGCAATTTTAGCAAGACCATAAAAACTTTTTAAATTGTCTATGTCCCAAAAAAATCTGACAATAAAATTGTCAGTACTAATAAAAGTATCTTCATCAATAAAATATCTTTTTGCTGTTCCAGACCATTCCTTCAGACTTTTTATGCTCTGTCTCCAAGTATTACCAAAAACAGTTTTATCATTGACATTATTTTTTACATTGACTGACCATTCATAGCATCCACCTATTGTTTCTAATTCTGCATAAGTACCCGAAATTGTCCATACCCCTGCTGTTTGTGGTTTATTAAAAATTACTCTATCAAGATATAAGTCATAAGAGTCAGTTACTTCAATTGCATCTTTTTTGATTGTAAAAAGTGATTTATCATTTTTGAAACTCTTGTATAAAGCACTATCAATAATCACTGTCCTATTATCAGCCTGTAAAGTGCTTGCTTCATCAGTAAATGTCAATGTATTATCATAATCTTGTTTGTAAATTTGACCTACTATTCCACTATAAGTAGCCATTTCAACACCTCAATTCCTGTAAGCTTCTTATATATTAAGTAAGAGTCCACGCACCATCCGTAATGTAATCAAAATCGACATCTACTTTACCATCTACTTTATTACCGACTTTCATATCAGTTATCCAAGCGTTACCGCTAAAATAACTCGTACCATCAATATAAAGTCTCAATCCAACTACCGCTGTTCCTGATAATACCGCTGTTTGTAAATTCGCTTGATAAGTGTCAGCATCATCAAATGAACCCTTCAAACTTCCAGAACCTTCACGCAACCCTTTTACATTACTTTTCCAAGTATCTGTAAATTCTGTGTCCTCAACGATATTATGTTTAATATCGAGTGTCCACTCACTCAAATTGGCAATTGTATTTCCACTACTATTCGAAACTTTTCCATCTATTCCACTGTAAGTAGCCATTATTATCATCCTTTCAAACATAAAAAAAAGACACTAAGCCTAAGTGTCTTTTGATTTAGTTATGGTGTAACTGTTGTAACACCATTTATAAGCATTATTGCAAAATTTAGGGTCAATATTGTCCTTTTCTTTTCATCCTTACCCTTACCCAAATAATGAATGTCAGATTTTGGATACATACTAAAATTTTGAAAACTGTAAGCCTTGAAATATTCCCTTATTGTTTCCATCCTCAACCATGCATTTTCATGACTTGCATCCCTGACCAAAATCTGTAAATAAGGGTATCTAGCAATAGTTGTTTTCCCAAAAGCTAAACTATCACTTATATTGCTGTTGTAATAATTTAAACAAACAATATTGTCATTATCTTCATTGAAATTTCCAATGTAGACATTAGTTTCACTGCAATTACTTATTATTTCATCTCTAATGTAGTTATGAACATATTGTGCCATGTTATAACCACCTCTATTCCTCTAATAGCTTATCTAAAAATTCCAATCTTTTTGCCATCCACGCATTTTCAAGGAATTTAGCTTCCCCATTTGGATGGTTATACCATAAAATCTCGTGTACATATACTGCGTATGGGGCTTCGTAACCTATAACCCATTCGTTACGCCTAACCCTGATATACCTACTATTTACAAGTTGATGAGTATCTTTAGGGCATCTCCTGTCTGATTCTAAAGCCACTATTTCTAGTGCTTGTGGAGCTTTTCGCATTCTCTCAAGACTGTTAAGTCTTGCTAAAATTATTTCAAAAGCCATTATTTTAAGTGATACCTATAAAATTCGATTTCATTTTTGTTGTTTTTGCATGGTTCACTCGTAAATATCAGATAATCTCCGATTTTTGTATTTATATCAAGTTCGGTATCAGTGTATAGAATTGCCTTAGACAGTATTTTTTCTCCACTGGCAATTTGTACCAATTCATCGTGTATAACGAACCTACCTTGTATCGTTGTAGCTGTATTGTAGGTGATTTCATTGTATTGATTAGTTGTAAGTGGTGTCATTACTGTAATAGATGTTGACCATCTTTCAACCAATTTTTTTAATCTCATTTTTTTCACCTCTAGCAAAATTCAAAAAGTTTTTTAAAAGATTCTTTATAGACTTTTTTATAAGGGTTCAAAAATTTTTTATTTTGTTCTATAAAATCATTATTAGAATAACCAGTTCCAGAACTACTTCCAAAATATTCAATTTCAGTATCTTTGATTTTTTCTTTTTTGATATTCCCATCATTGACAATATCTGAATTAATATAAGAACCAATAATGTCAAGAAATACGCTAGGGAAATCAACTAGGGCTATAATAGTACTGGCTGCTGTTTCTGTTCTCATTGTCTTTGATGATTCTATTGTTATTACTCCACTTGAAAAATCATTGACTTGAAATAAGTTATCATTGTAAGTTGTACCATATAGCCGAAAAAAATCGCCTGTTATAAATGGCAAGTCTGTATTCAAAGTAATTGTATTTGATGTAATAGTTAGGTCTGTATCATCATAAATATACAAACCATTGCTTTTTAAGATGAAATCATTCCTGCAATACTGTGTAATTTGTTCAAGTAATTGAGGTATGATTAAATCTATTTGACTGTCATAGTCTGTGCTAGTAATCCCCAGCATAGTTTTGATATTAGTTTTGTTAATGACCAAATTCCATCATCCTCTACTTTTGTATAATTTCTTTATAAACTTTGTTTATCTGATTGTTGTATGCTTCAAAACTAAAGCATTTTTTATATATTTCTGTATTAGATTTTTTATTTTGATTTTTTAGTTTAATAATATAATTTAGACCAAATATCATTTCTTTGACTTTTGTAAAATCAATAGAGGTATCTGATACCCTGCAATTTTGTCCTGCAATTATATAACAATCACTTGATATAGCTTCTGCAATAGTTCTGACTATAATACTATTAGGGCTGATAAGACAATCAGCCTTATTGTAGACATTTTCAATTGTGTCAATCCTTCCCTGTATATCACCAAGTTTGCCAGTTTCTTTAAGTTTTCCTAACAGTATGTTCCAGCAATTTTCAAGCGGAAAATCAAGTCCGTAAAAATGGAATTTTATATCCAAATCTTTCAATGATTTGTCATTGACAGCATTTACAAGGCTGACAACTAGTTGATAATTACAAATATCTTCTCTTTCACTATCAGCAATAACAAAGTTATACTGCCCTTTATTTACAAAATCAAAGTCATTATCAACTTTTTTAAAAAATCTTGACTGGTCTATAACTGGATAGTTTAAATTTAAAGCTTTTTCCCCAAATAAAATATTCCAATCTGGATTAAATTCTTCCCAAAAATAGAGCATTTTTTTTACTCTCTGCCAGCTTGACAACTCATTGTATAAACTATAACTTTGAGAACCTTTGTTCGCTTCTGGTCTAAAACATGCAAGCGGTCTACCATGTACAGTCCAAATAATCGGGGCTTGTGTTCTAACTATCCAGCTATCACTGCAACCAGTATGCATGATAATAATATCTGCATCATTAAGTATTTTAGGGTCACTAGAAATAATCTTTGTATTTCCTCTATCATCAACCGAACCGATGTTCGGCTCGGATATCATTTCACCATTTTTGACTTTTCCAGCATCAACCATATAAACTTCATGTCCATATGCTTTATCTGCTAAATACATGTCTCGACTTGCTTCGTATAGCCCACAACATGACGGTGCGAACATTGTCACATGACAAATTTTCATGAAAAAAATACTCCTTTATGTCAATATTTAGTGTTTAGCTTATAAAGCACCAACACTGTCTATTTTGCTGTTTGTAATTACAAAGTGACTATCTAAAGTACTTTGTAATGTACTCATTAATACACCAGTACTGTCAATTTTGCTATTTCCTGTGCTTTGAAGAACACCAGTGCTATCTATCTTACTGTTTCCTGTACTTTGAAGAACACCAGTGCTGTCTATCTTACTATTTGCAGTACTTTGAAGAACACCAGTGCTGTCAATTTTGCTGTTAGCTGTGCTAATAACAACACCATTACTAGTTATTAAGCTATTTGATGTACTGTTTAATGTACCTGTACTGTCAATTTTGCTGTTTGCAGTGCTTACAAGAACCGCAGTGCTGTCTACTTTTGAGTTTGTAACAGTCACACCACTATCAACCTTGCTATTTCCAACACTTTGCAAAGTTGCATCACTGTCTATTTTTGAAATAGCTGTTGATATCAATGTTCCAGTACTATCCGTTTTGGAACTTCCAGTGCTGATTAATAATGCATTACTATCTACAACACTATCAACGATTACTACCTTTGAATCTAGTGTCGAAATAGCAAGACCAACACTAGTAGCCAGACTGTTTCCTGTACTTTGAAGAACACCAGTACTGTCAATTTTGCTATTTGCAGTACTTTGAAGAACACCAGTACTGTCAATTTTGCTATTTGAAGTACTGTTCAATACACCAGTACTGTCTATTTTGCTATTTGAAGTACTGTTCAATACACCAGTACTGTCTATTTTACTGTTTGCAGTGCTTACAAGAACCGCTGTGCTGTCTGTTTTGCTGCTTCCAGTCGAAACATCAGTTGCAACACTATCTAAAACACTAGCTGTTGAGTCAATAACTGTAGCACTTGAACCTATAGTGCTTACTGCTGTTGATTGTTCTGTTGTGATTGAATCAAGTACTGTAGCACTTGAACTAATCAAAGTTGCAGAACTGTCTACACTTGACATACCAGCTCCCCAGCTTTCAATTTTGCCCTCTAATGTTTGAGCCATTTTTTATCACTCCTTAATTAATTTTTTGAAATTATGAGACTTGAGACTATATATTTATTAATATTTTTTTATTTTTTTACATTAAATTAATTAAGTAGACCTTTTATGAATATAAACATTACCGACTTTGTTATCAGCCATAAATAAATCATGATAAACCCTGTAACACATTAAAGTTCCTGAATAATCAGCATTATTTTTATTTTCAATAAACTTGATTTCTTCGTATTTTTTGACAGCAATAATTGAAGGTTTATGAGCAATCATGAAATTAAGTGCCTCAGCTCCAACCGCAGGTGTAAAGCCATCTGTAGCACTAAAAGTAAATTCCTGATAGAATCTAGCTTTTGGCACTTCTTTGACTATCATTCCATTCAAACCTTTGATTTGAGTATCAATAATATTATTGTTTGCAGTAACATTTATTGATTTATAAAACTCTCCTGAGTCCTCCATCAATTGCATCATTTCTGGACTAACATAAAGGATACGACCTTCCCTAGGCACTTCATTTTCATTCAATGTCTGAATACCTGTTCTAATAGCACTTACCGCTGTATCATAAGTCAAATCCGCTGTTGCATCTATACCAGATAGATTACAGATTTTATGAACCCTGTAAGCATCCATTTCAGGGGCAACATGTAATCTTTCAAACTCTGCTCCCACCTCAGCCATGGTTGTCATCGACTCTCTAGCATCTAAGGTATCTAAATTAAACTTTTTGCTCCTGTCTTGACTCATAGTGTGTGCTTCATATGCAACAGTGATATCACCAGCGTCATAGCCTGTAGTTCTGTTATAATCACCAAGACCCTCCAATGTCATTTTTCTCAAATAAATTGTCCTTGCATTTTCAGCTGAAAATCTAACACTATCTGGACTTGCTTCAAGGTCGGATAATGCACTATTGTATTTGTTAACCCTATCAAGCATCTCAAGATATTTTGAATAATAACCAATATTATTTCCCATTTATATACAACTCCTTAACTTTTGATATTGTCAAGGAAATCAAAGTCGCTGTCCTGCCCTTCAAAAGGATTTTCACCATTACTACCGCCAGAATTTACATTTTGACTGTTTTCGACAACTTTAAACATGTCTTGATAGTCATTTTTTAAGGTTTTCATTGTTTCATCAAAACCCAATAACTTATCCTCTCTCACCTCAACTTTGTCAAGGTCAATATCTTTCATGAGTAGATTCACATGTTTTGCACCGTTTTGTAGTAGTGATTCCTTTACAAGACTTCTTTTGACTACATTGTTAATTTCCTTGTCTCTGTTTTCTAGTTCTGATTTATGTCTTGTTGACTGTTCTTCGAATTTTTTCTTGTATTCTTCAGATTCAGTCTTAAATTTTTCTGATTCATCCAGCAATTTTTTGTTTTCAGCTATTTGATTTTCAAGTGTTTTGGATTTTTCCTCACTTGCTGTAAACTTATCTTTCATTTCGTTATATCGATTTCTAGGGATATAACCTTCTAATAAATCGACTTGCCCTTCTTTGATATCTGTATCCTTAATCAAATCTAAAAATTGCTTATATTTTTCTTCGCCTAATTTTTCTTTAAATTTACTCATAAATGCCCTCCAAGCATGTTTTACGTGTTTAGTCACGGAATAGTTAACGACCTTTTTAGTCGATAAAAAAAGACTATTTTTATATAGTCTTTGAAAATTTATATTTTATTTTTAAATAAAATGTACCTAGGATTAATTTAAAATCAACTCCTGTAAATTTAGAGGACTAAACTTTAAACTAATTCTAGGTACATTTTTGAGTGTTTTTTAATTATTCTTTACTAACCATTTTGCGGTTGAATCATTTCCAGTTCCATAAAAGTTACAATAAAATCGGTTTCAAGGTCTAATTTGTCAATGTCATTTTCATTTAGAACAGGTAGATAAACAATAAAATCAGGTAGAGAATCTTTTAACTCATTAAACTTTTTTGTATATTCAGTCATGTTTATAATTTCTGTTGTTCCATTATTTGCGATGATAGGAAACCCTTCCTCATTCTTTTTACAATGAGATTTTATAAGCATTTCTTGTGCATCTTCAAAGTCTTTTATCTCTGATTCAATTCTTTTAATTGCTTTAATCAAAAGTATATATTGACTACCTTTTAAAAATTTGCTGTCTCCAAGTGCTTTTAAAGCTATTGTGGTATTTCTCCTGAAATTCTTTGCTAGGTTTATTGTTGTTTCTATCATTTTTCATCCTCCTAAGTATTATTTATTGCATATTTAAGAAAATTTAACTTTTCTTTTAGTTCCATGTTTTTTGATAATAAAAATTTATTTTGCTCTTTTAACTCCTGATTTTCAGTTTTTAATTTATTGCACGTTGTCTCAAAATCAGGTCTATCAAGTTTTATTTTTGGTTCATAGTAGTTAGACATTGTTAGCCCCTTTTTTATTTTATTTTATCAGGACTGGTAACTATAATATTTTATTTTTGCTTTACAAAGTTCTTTGTTTTCTGTATCAAGTGCTACAATTAGTCGTCTTTCCCATTTCCTAAGTTCTGTCTGAGTCTTTGTATCAGTAATCATAAGATTTTTAATTTTTTTTTTAGATAAAAGTTTAGACAAAAAATCACTTCCTAAATATCACCATATGGTGTAATAAAATGTTTACAGTTTGGATGAAATAAAGTACTGTTATCAATCTGCACCCTAGTTAAAATCCTTCCTTCAAAAGGTTTACAAAGGTCACAAATAGTATTATGTGTAGATACCTGAAATAGTTCATTTTCTGAGTTTTCAAGTACATTCATTCTTATAAGTTCATTGTTTACATGTCTTGTAAACATATGACTATATGACTCAATATTCCATCTAGCCCCGTTTTTGGCTGTGAAGCCATGGAAACCCCTATTTGCAATATCATTTAATAATTTTTGTTTAAATACTGTATCATCAGTACTCTTTATCATAGTTAAATATCTATTGTATTCGTTCTGAGCTAACCTCGACATTTTTTTCATTGCTTGTTGATATTCTTTCATTAACTCATTAGCTTTTTTTGAGTTATGAATTTTTTGGTAATGGTCAAGCGTGGCAACTTCTAGAGATTTATTTTTCAAAGCCCTACCAAACTGAAATCCCTTTCCATTTGCTAGGTTAGTCAATGCCCTATTTGATACATTTTTATAATATTTAATTATATTATTGAGCATTGATAGGCTATCCATTATGTTAAATCTCCATGTCTTGAATCATTTTGTTTTTTATTATAATTGTCAATTTCTTTATTAAGCCTTTTCTGTTCCTCAATTACATCAGTAACCCACGGATGATTTTCAAGTATAGTTTGAATAGATATCAAATTCATACTTTTAATACAATTGTCTATTTGCTCTGATATATTAAAAATTTGATTTCTTGTAAATACTAATTCATTGTCAAATGAAATTTTATAATATAGCCCTATCATTGTCAAAAGCTGCTTATAGAAGTATTTTATTTGTTTTTCCATGTCTGAGCATTTGGTGTCTAGGGGATAATAAAAACTTTTTATAAATACATTTGTAATATCCTTGCCTGTGAAATTAAATGTAGGGTCAACACCTCTGCCAAGCACAAACATATTCTCTTTACATATTTGTAATAGTGCTTGCCTAGCTTCTACAGGGATTTTTACCTCAGCATGTTTGAAGTCTCCATCTTCATCGACTGGAATTGTATTGTATTTTTTTAAAAGTTCTGTAAATTCTTCTAAGTCCTGACTTCCATAACCCTTTAAAATATATATAAGTTCCTCAAATTTTTTAACATTCTTTACAAAACCGCTTGAAATCTGGTTGTAGACCTCAGCTAGACACAAAATTTCGTCAACATCAGAGGTTTGGTTCTTGTTATTGTAGAGAGGAATAAAAGGTATAAAACCAAAACCTTTAGGGTTTATTTCTTCCTCAACATCGTTATATTTCAAGGTTTGAAGGTAATGACTTTTTGTTTTCTTTGATATGACTTTTTCCTCAAAAATTTCGTATTCAATAACATTTTGAGTGTCCCATACTTGAACAAATAAAATTTTTTTATCATTTATTTTTTCATACCAAAATTTTATAACTTTTATAAGATATTTATTGTATTTGTCATATACCCCAATTACATTCTTATCTTGTACCAGAATCCAGTCGAGCTTTCCATCGTTAATTATTAATTGTGTCCAGCAAACACTGTCTATACTTGCATTATGCGAATTTCTAGTTATCAGATTATCGATATCAAATTGTTTAGGAATCTTTTTATCAAATTTAAGAGGTTTTGAAAGACTGTAGTCTATTTTTTGGTCTATTAGAACCTTGACCCAGTTAGTGTAGACTTCTTGTTTGTCTATTTTGTTAGTGTACACTTTGCCATCTTGATAATAATTTTCCTCTTTGACAGTATTTTCAGGTTTATAATAATAATATTTTCTGCCTTTAGAAATTTTCTTTTCTTTTATGAGTTTTAATACTTCTTTTATATCCATTTATAACACCTAATTCTCTATTTAATGGGCTTTTAGCCCTGTGTATCGTTTTCTTTTATGACTTCTCTTTGATTTTTGAAATGACTATTTAATTTATCAAAATCCTTTTTCAGCTGCTTAAAATCTTTTTCCAGTTTGTTATTTTTAATAGCTAAATCATAAATAACATTTACTGCTATGTTTGCAGATAATTTATTTGTAGCTAAGTTTGCCCTTAATCCCACAACTTTTTCTCTGTCTAAGTATCCCATGTCTTTTAATTTGTCCAGCTTTTTAAAAATTTCCATAAAAAATCTCCTTTTTGAATAAAAAAATCTAATTATACAAAATAAAAATTTTGTTCAATTAGAAAATAGCTTATTTATGCATGTTTGAAAGCATTTTTTATAATTTTTTATTAAATTGTAAATAAAATCGATTTTTATTTTTACATTTCTGGTTTTTTATTTCCAGCTAATAACTTATTGTGTAAATATCTTTAGTTAAAACTCCGTTGTCGCAATTATGCTATTTTCTTCAAATTTTTTGTAAATTTCAGGTGTATTCATGATTTGATAATAACTCAATAAAACATGTACCTTGTCGTCATAATACTCATTTTCCTCAAAAACATATTTTACTCCATTTTTATCTAACTTATAGTGTGAAATATAATTCTGTATTTTTTCTTTAATATCTATTATTTCATCCTTTGTAAATATCTCATTTACAGTCTCTAGAGGTTGAAAAGTTTTGGATTTGTAATTACATTCTTTTATTAGAATATCATCAATTTTGGTTTCTTCATCAATAACTTCTTCATCCATACATATTTTAAAAGCATTTTCTACTGTATCAGTTAAAACCCAATGCATGTCTTCTACTTTAAATATTTTCATTCTAAATTACCTTAACCTTTCTAATTAAGTCCATAAATTATTGAGTTTTTATTAAATATTCTAGAAATTCTTTTGCAATATCATTGCAAGCATTTAAGGATAAATTTGCTCTTGTAAATATCTTTAAGGCAATGTTAGATTGCCAAGAATGATAATAACTACCCTTTTCCTTATCAGCTTCTAAATGCTTAACTAGCACTTTTAATGCGTTTTCTAGTTCTGTCATTAGTTTTCTCCTTTTTCTTCCATCCAAAAACTTTTTTATTGAAAATAAGAGTATTACAATAATAGCGGCTTTCGTCCATGCAATGGTCGTAAAGCTTTGTTGGTTTGTCCTCTCCACGTTCAGCCGCCTTTTTATCCCATGAATAGCTGTGTACCTCTTTAATCCAGTCTTTACATGAGTTATCAATAAATATTATGTCCTTATTTAAAGCTGTTGACATGTTCTCAATGCCTTCTAAAACGTCGTTTTTAGCTTTTAGAACATAAAATTTTCCATATTTTTTTATTGTTTGAATAAAGCTACTAGCTGAAGGGTCAATGACAACATTTTTAATTTTCCTGTTTCCTGCTAGTTCAACAATATTTTTATAATATACCTCGTTATCTAGCTGTTTTCCGCTGTCTTTACCTGAGTAATAGTATTCTTTTAACCTGTAATGTTTTTCGCCTATCTTGCCCCATAATCCAGCCGAAAACGCATTATGGACACCATAGTCTATAGAAATATTAAACTCCTCTATAAGGTCATAATATATAGATGTATCAATGACATGTTTCTTTTCATCAAACATATCAAAGATAATTCCTTCAGCAATAACCCACAGACCCAAAATATATCTTTTAAAGAACATGCCTGTGAACATTTTTTTGTATCTGTCCTTGATTCTCTGAGAGAGTGTCAAGTTATCATTCATAGTAAAATGCAGATAATATATCATTTTGTCTACTGCCATGTCGATAAATTCGGTTTTAAAATAGTGATATGGTGATTGAGGATTACAGTTACAAAAAATCTTTGAACCTTCAACACTGCATCTTCCTATCATCTGGTCTGTGAATGACTTTGGGAACAATGCTATTTCATCAGCCAATGCCCCTGCCGCTGTAAGACCCTGTAATAGGTCTTGACTGCCTTCGTTGTTAGCACCATAGAGGTAATATGTATTAGTACCAAGTTCAATATAATTACTCGACCTGTTGTAGTTTTCAGTCCAGTTAAAGGCTGAAATAATCTGTCTCATGGGTTTTATAACATTTCTTTTCAGAGTGTTTATGCTCTTTCCAGCAATTATAAAATCATGATATTTATAATAGGTTTGTGACCACATTAAAAAAGAACATATCATTGCAATTGTCTTGCCTGCTCTGATTGCTCCATCAGCTATGACTATATCGTACTTGTCATAATAGTTTGGGTATTCCCACCACTTTAATATTTTATTTTGCTTTTTTGAAAAAGGCTGAAATTTAAACTTGTCATTGACTTTTTTTACTCTTTTTTTAATCATCCTTGAACAACTTTTCTAAATCTTCTTTTTTTGTTTTTGTAGCTTCTAAGAAGTTGTCAATTTGTTCCCTGTCATCATCTTCGTTTTCCTCAGCAACTAACAATTTTAATTTTTCTTCATCCAGCCACTGTTTGAACTGTACTTCCATCTGTTTTAACATTTCTTTATTGTCCATTATGCCAAGCGTTAGCCTTTGACTTTTCTGGACTTTTTCAAAGGATGAAATTAAATTTGTTAATTTTCTGTCATTAATTGAATCAAAATGAAATTCCTCTAAAATCTCTGAGTTAATTCCATCTTTGACTTTTTCTACCCAAGTATTCAATTCATTAGGATTTTTCAGGGCTTTCCCAATCTGGAACAATAGAACCTCAGAAATTTTATAATGGTTATCTAGTGCCTTAGCCCTTTTTTTAGCTATATTTTCAATTGTCAATTCAGTAGCCTTATTATTTATTTCTTGCTGTATTATTTGTTTTGACTTACCCCATTTATGTCTATATGATTTATCTTTTAAGGTATTGAAACTTATATTATATTTTTCTGCTAGTTTTGAGATTGAAATATTTGTTGTCTCATATTCTAGCTTTATTTTTTCCCAGTCTACCTCTGCATTTTCTTGAGCTTTTTTCTTTGCAGCTTGCCTGTAGTAAAATGTTTTATCCATTATTAAGACTCCAAAAATTCAATATCAGAAATGCCAATTTCATCAGTGATTATATTATATTTTTTTATACAGCTATCTATGCATACATGGATTGTTGCTATTTTATTTGTATTCATGAGAAAGCCTGATATATAAATAAACTTGCTGTTTTTTGCAAGTTCTTCATGTAACATAATTAGAGATTCTTTTAACTTTTCTTCGTTCTCATACTCAACAATTTTAAAATAACTTTTATCAAAGTTTATTTGTATATAATTCATATTTTTTCAGCCTTTAACCCAGTGAGGGTTTCCCATCTTTTTATGATATTCTTGCAGTAATCAACATCAATTTCCATCATAAAACATATCCTGTTTAACTGTTCACATGCTATCAAAGTGCTACCACTACCACCAAAAAAATCAATAACTAGGTCATTTTCTTGACTGGATGAATTTATAACCCTGCCGCACAAGTCAAGCGGTTTAGGCGTAGCATGTCCCCCAGCCTGTTCCCGTTCATCAAGTCCAGCCCTTTTAAAATGCCACACATTATTCATATTGTCATGAGTATTATTAAAATATGCCCTAGTACTTAAAAATTCTTTATTTGCAGTTTCATATTCTTTTTTTAGTTCTGCATAAGGTTTTTCAAATGCCTTCTTGCCAGCTGTTTTAGCGGCTTTTTGCATTTTAATATAATTTTCCTCAGTAATTAATTCCCACTGTGACTTACTAGTCCAGTGGTCGCGGGATTTGTCAGAGTGTCCCACTGCTGTTTTCATGTCTTTGACACTCCACCCCATTTTATTTCTCGACTCCAAAAGATAGTCAAAAATAGGGCTAAAACCCTCGAAAAAATAGTCTTTGTTAGTGTTAAATCCAGTTATCCCATTCACAAAAAATAGGCATTTTTCGTCTGCGACTGGGTATTGTCTAAAATCTGGACTGTTTTGTCCTTGCCCACTTCCTTTATCCCATGTTATCAAATTTCTAAATGTGATTTTTTCAGCTTTAATAAGTGGTTTAAAAATCTCAGCAAAAAAATCCATCAATGGGACATCTATTCCCCAGACATAAAAAGAACCATTACTCTCTAAGTGCTGATATTGGATATCAAACCATTTTTTATTAAATTTTAATAAATCTTCATAATTTAAATTATCATTCTTTACCCCTTTAATTTCCTTTTTCATACCGTATGGTGGGTCGTTATGGGCTAATACTGCCTTTTTGCCATTCATTAATTTTTTTACATCACTTTTATTTGTACAATCACCACACATTAGGCGATGTTTTCCAAGTCTGTATACATCGCCTGTCTGGACTTGTGGTACTTCATCAGAGATTGAATCTTCTGTCTCATTATTTTCTTGATTTTCTGTGATATCAAAATTTAAATCATCATTTTTGATATCATCTAGAGACAAATCAAGACCAAAATCAGATAGTTCAAAATCTAAATCATAATTTTGAAGGTCTAGAAGCTCTGCTGTAAGCTTTTCATTATCCCAAGAACTAAATTCACTGACCTTGTTATCAGCTAACCTATAAGCCTTGATTTTTTCCTCTGTAAGGTCATTAGCATACAGTACAGGTACTTTTTTCAAAGCTAATAATTTAGCTGCTTTTAGTCTAGTGTGACCAACTATAATAATGTTATTTTTATCCAATACTATTGGTTGATTAAATCCAAACTGTTTTATACTTTCAGCAACTTTTTCTACTGCATCATCATTGAGTCTAGGGTTATTTTCGTAAGGTATAACTTTATTAATCGGTATTTCCAGTATTTTCAATTCACGAATCCTCTCTTGTTAATCTATTCATAAGTCTTTCAAACCTCTTAGTATTATATCTGTGTACATTTATCATATTTTTATGTCTAAACATAACTAAATTTACAATTTTGCCACTACTTTTTTGTTTATACGACTTTGTTTTTATTTTCTTCCTAAATTTTAACATATAAAAACCCCATTAATTCAAAGATGGAAGTTTTTCCTGTAATTGTCCATTCTGTCTTGTGTTAAGCCTATATAGTTTAACGTTTGCAACTCTGAACTATGATTCAATTCAGCCATTAAAACTGCTAAATCATTAAATTTCAGATAGTGAAAATACGCAAATGTTTTGCGTAAAGAATGACAAGAAAAATGGTTTAAATTAAATTTTTCCTCGATATCCTTAAAAATTACATGTGCTGACTGCCTAGTTATACTATGCTTGCGTCTTTTTGACTCAAACAGGTAATCATTGTATTTTTTTGAAATAATATACTTATCAAGCGTCTTTTTTAGTGACTTATTCAACAACATTATTTTGCCTTTTTTGGTTTTTCCTTCTTTAATATATATATAAATGTTGTTTTTAATATCTGATACCTTCAAACTCAGTAAATCAGATATACGAAAACCTGTGTTAATTCCTGTATAAAATAACATATAATCCCTAGTGTTTTTATATTTGAGGTATAGCTTGATTTGTTCAATTTGTTCTCTTGATGTTATTGGCAATGCCTTATTCATTTTTTTGTTCAACTCCTGTGTAAATCATACCCCAATACTAAATGTATATTCTGTAAACCACTTTCAAAACTTATTATTCACGTTTTGACTAGCTTACATAAGTTTTACATTTTTTACCTTTTCAGAATTACCATTTATTGAGTAACTGGTCGAATGTAACATTATTGTAAAAATTTTGTTTTGAAAATCCCTTCCGTTTCCTACTAGTAGTGACTTTGTTGTTTTTGGGAATAACTATATTTTTATCAAAATTTCTACTTTCCCCACATGCTAAACAACGTAAAGACCATACCTTCGAAAAAGTTTGGCATTTTTCGCACCATAAAAGTATTACTTTTTCTTTCATTTTTTTGCTACTTCCTTATTCGCCTGAAACATAAGTTAAATTAACTTTGTATAATGCTCCATTTACATTAATAACCAATGTCCTGTCTGGTGATGGTGTTTCACTATTGATAGAAGCTTCCGTCCTTAATCCAAGTGTACAATCTGCACCTGCTGTAGCGAATATAGACATTTGGTCTGCTGTTGATGTTGTAGGGTCTGTACCCTGTTTAATAGATATAGCTCCTTGACTATTGGTTTCTGCTGTAGACTCATTAATTAATACATTATGACTGTTATCTATAATTACTGCGTCGGTAAAAGTAATTGCAGTGTCAGCAGTACCCGAACCAGCTACCCTGAATATATGCTTACCTGATTGTTGAGTATAGGCACTTGTCGCCCATGTGTTTTGATACTTCCAGCCAGAACTGTCATAATAAGCGTTATTTGTAACATTAACCCACCCTGCCGAACCAGCCGTTGTTTCTGTAAATATATTGCCAGCACCGCCAATCTGTAGTGCTGTATATGAATTGTTCCAAGATTCAAAATTTGAAGTACCAAACAATGTATTGCCACCACTAACAATTATGTTGTTTACCCAATTGACAGTGGTATTTGCTGTTCCACTAGCGGCTGTCTGTAAATAAATACCACCATCTGTATTCGCAATTCTAGTCGCTTTGTCCGTTGATTTATACTTCCATACTCCATCATAATATGTATTGGTTATACAATTAAGATATGGAGTAGATGTAGCACTAAAGCTAATGGCACTGGTAGTAGATTCTATAGCCCTAAAATCAGAGTGCCAATTTTCTACATCAGAATTACTCAAACCGATATTACCATTAGTTTCAATACGCAACCTTTCGGTTGCCGCGGTATTAGTTGTCACGCTTCTAGTTCCAAATACTAAAGCATATGCACCACCACCACTGCTTGACTTACCCAATGCTCCAATATAAGCCGGCGTTGCATCATAGGTAGATTCTACGTAATAACCAAAACCTATTATATTGTACAACCCATCTCCATAAGCCCCTCTACCACAACGTATCATTTCGTTAGAATAGTCAAGACTTTCCATGTCTACTTCTCCACCACCGGCTCCACTATAATCAGATGCATGGCGGTAGACATGTAATGCCGGAGCAGTCGCTCCGCTAGTTATATTCTTTCCAGTAACTACTAAGTTACCGGAAAATGCACTATTTTGTGAAGTATCCATTGTCATTCCTACTGTGTTATTTGTGCCTAAATATAGACTATTTGAATCTAATGTAAATAGTCTAAGTCCTTCACTTGCATTTTCGGAATACAAACAGACACTATCTGCAACTTTCATATTTGATGTTGTCCATCCTGCACTAAGAGAAGCCAAAACGCCAACATTCGAGCTAGTTTCAGAAACACAATAACTCGCTGCTGCTCCACTAGAAGTGTCATTGTAAGCCCTTATGCAAGTTGCACCGTTTTGGTCATATCTAGCATTAATAATATAATTTGCTGTACTTGCTTCCCTTATCCCCAGTCCATATGCGTTGAAAGTGCCTATTTCTGCATTGTCTATCTTTATGCCGGTTATATTATCTGTTGAAAAATCAAAGTTATTATCTGAATCCCTACCAATATAATTAGCTCCTATATTCAAATTACATAAAGCACTAAAAGAAGTATTAACAGTTAAGTTATCTATTTCACCTGTTGCAGCTGCAAAACTATTTAAATTTTGTTGTATCTGACCATTTATAGTTAAACCCAAATCAATACACCGCCCTTGTTATGACTTCTAGACCATAAGTTCTACTTGATGTATTTGTATATGCGATGTCTACCTCGTCATCAGCTTCAAAAACTATTTTATCCCCATCAGGAACGTATCTAAGGTCTGAAATAGATGACATGCTCTGAGTCAAAAAATTGAAATCATAAGCAGACCCCGAATTGGAATCAACATCCACTGTTAAATTTTCTGCATCTCCATTTGCTGATAAATGTATCCTAATTTCATCTATAACCCATTTATTACCAGATAGTGGAGTCGTAATAGTTTCAGCTATTGCTGATGAACCTGCGAATTTATTAATCGTACATTTGGTAACTTTTTCCAAAGCGCCTTTGAGTGTGAAATTTGATTGAGACATTTTTTTCATTCCTTTTTTTGCATAGAAAAAAGACATGTCCGCTCCTCTGGAACATGCCTTTTTCTGTTATTTTTTTTTAGGTTAACCCGTTATTTTATACATTTTTTTACATTTTGAATAATTAATTGAAGCTATAATTTTCTTGAAAATATTTTTGTTTCCCTGCTAGGATAACAATATAACAAAAATTTTCGATTGTAAAGAGTATAAAAGGTATATAAATAGTACATCTAAAGAATACTAAATATTTATACTTTAGTATGATTAATATATATATTTAGTATATTGTTAAAACAATGAATTGCAGATATAATTAGGTATGGTAATATATAATACTATTTTTAAAAAATAATAAACAAAAAAAGAGTTTAAACAATTTTTAACTCTTTTTTTGTTTATTACATTTTTATTTAATCTTTTTTTATAACCAGTTCGAATTTGGTTTCGTATTTTTCGTTAATGTAACTTATCTTTTCGTCCAGTTCCCTTAAACAATAAGCACCTGCCATCCAATCACCAATTAACCTTTGATATTCCTCTAATGCTTTTTGTTTTTTATCCATATAAAACCTCCATGTTATAAAATTTGTAAAATTTTTATAAATATTTCAGTCTCTGTCCTCGTTGCAATTATTTTGTATTTATTCCCTTTTTCGTCCTCGCCCTGACCCTCTAATGTTTCCAACTTTTTGTCTCTTGTCATGAGTGTAACAATATTTTTTGATACATTGTCAATTTTGTACATTTTTTAATATTTCCTCTCTAAATTTATTATATCATCTTATGAAAAGGCGGTTTTAAACCGCCTTTTCATCCTTTTTATTTAATTTTTCGATTACGTCCTGATAAATTCCCGGATATAATTTTTTTAGTTTTCTGTCCAGTATTTCGAGTCTTTTTTGTGTTAAAGACTCATATTTGTTACACCCTTTTACAACATTTCCATTCTTATCAGTAAATGTTGTAAGTGTTTCCAATAGTGTTAAAGCCTTATTTTGATTCTTAGAACTAATAAAATATAAAACATTTTTTACTTTTCTTAATCTTACTTCATCTACTTGCTTTTGTTGATTATCTTGTTTTATTGTCCTGTGTGAGTTATCAGTGTTAGTGTATTTATTTTCATCTTTGCCATAGTAAACATCAGCCGCCATGCCTAACATCTTGCAACAAACACCAAGGGCATCCGTTGTCGCCATTTTGAAAGCTTCGTCATTAGTGTAATACCCATTTTTGTTACGCTCTACAAATTTATTACCACCATTGCCTTCAATTGCTTCCGACCATTCTCCATCGATTTTTACATATAGTTCTAGGTCTACGAAAGCGGCTTTTTCGCCGTTTTGCCCTTCTTCAATCCATTTTTTCACAGTTTTAATTTTCCATCCAAAACCTATAACACCAAAAGTTTCAGTCAATTTTTTAATCCTCCACATTGGGTCAATATTGGTTTTTCCGTTCATTCTGCCACCATCTATCACTGTTTTTGCTTCCGCTGGTACTTCCTTTAATTGATTGTATAAGTTTAAGTTATCCATTACGCCGCCACCTCCATAGTGACAGCGTTTTCAGTTGTGTTAGCTAGTTCTGTGAAATATCCAATTGTTTCTAACCAGTTATTATAATCTTGTGATTCCATTTCAAAAATTATTTCATCCTCTGGAAATTCGTACCCCTCGATGTTTTCGCATAAATATTCATTACTCATTTACATTTCCTCCCATTGACTTTTTTGTGGGTTAAAATGTAAACTGGTATAGAAAGTAATTTTATATTATAAGTTTTTTAAAAAAAGTTTTTTAATAATACCAGCTATACAATTTTAACCTGTTAGTGATTGTTGACCGCAATCACTAACTATATATATTATACGTCACCACTTAATAATTGTCAATACAAATACAAAAAAAAATCCACTTTTTTTTAGTGGATTAATCTTTACTCCTTTTTAGCTTTTTTGCTTTTCCTGTTTCTTTTTTTTCCTTTGTTTGTTTCATGAGACATCAAGTTTCTTTTTTTCATTTCTTCAATTTCTAATTCTCTATCTTTTATTGCCTGTTCTGCATTTTCATTCCATAATAGGAAATTATCCATTTTTTTATAATAACTTTCGAAAAAGTTATCATTTGATTGTCTAGCTCTATACATTCTGCTTTTTAAAGCTGCTTTTTGAATATTTAATTTTTCGCACAGTTCACTACTTGTAATATAAAATTCATTTCTTTGATTGTTTTCTGCTGTTTTACTCATTTTCAAGACCTCCAAAAAATTTAATATAATTATTATACCAGACCGTCACCGATAAGTCAAATATTGTTTAAAAGTAAGTAATAGCTTGATTTTATTAAATTATTAATTTGTTAGGAAATGTTAGGAAATCATTGATAAATTGGAGTAAATATTATATGATGCTCTAGAAATGCGATAAACCCGCCAAATTGACGGGCTACAAACAAAAACTAAATACAGAATCTAAAAGCCTGAGAAACTTTTAAAAACACGGTTATTACCGCCACATTATACACCATGTATAAGATACAACACACGAAACGTATACCGTATACTACATACCACATACCACATACCACACTTGGAAACGTATACCACATACCACACACCACACGAAACGTATACCACACTTGTATTTAAGCTTATGAAATTAAGTACATAGTAACATCATTTTGTAAAATCGTCAATTGATGTTTTTGTAAATTAATAGTTAATCAATGATTAATAGTGGGTTGTAAAAGTCAGTAAAGACAGGAAATAAAGGCTTTTATTGCCTAAAAATAAATAGAAAATTTTGGAGGAATAAAAAATGAATACAATCGAAAATAGTTTTGTTAATTTATTTAATAATGAAAAATATTCTAGCATGACAATTGAATCAAAGTATTTATATCAAGTTTTGATTTATAGATATCAATTATCAATAAAAAATAAAAATAAATATTCTGATAAAAAAGGTAATATTTTTATTTTTTACACAATTGAAGAACTAAAGAAAATATTAAATAAAAGTAAATCAACAATAATAAAATTGAAAAAGGAATTAACAAAATTTGGTTTATTGATTGAGAAAAAACAAGGTTTAACAAAACCTAATTTATTATATCCACAACCTGTCATAAACCTAAACAAAAAAAAATCTAGACTTCAAGAAGTCCAAAATTTAGACCCAATAATAAAAGATATATATAAAGATAAAAAGATAATAGAAAATACACCATACAGACCAAATTGTCAAGAAAAAAATAAAAAAGATATTATTATTTTTTCTGATGATATATCTTTTCATAAAAAAACAGGGAAATTAAAAATAAATTCTGTAAATATGCCTAATTCTAACTGTGACATGGTAAATTCTAACTGTGACATGGTAAAAAATGTAAGTATAACACAAGAAAAAAATCAGCTAAAAAAAATAACTGACTTTTTCCGTAAACACTTTAATAATGTTAACCCTCATGGATTAAAAAAACTATTGAAAATTCCTCTGCATAAAGTATACCAGTATGAGGAATATTTTTCAACTGTCCCTAAGCATTATCAAAATGCAGGATTTTTTGTAGATGCTATCTCTAAAAACTATGATTTATCAAAACCTGAGCGTCAAAAACCAATACAAGCCACTAATTATGAGCAAAGGAAATATAATGATGATTTTTTTGCTAGTTTGTATGATAATATTAAAATAGATAAATATTCAGATTTGGAGGAGGTTTTTTGAGTAAAATCTAAAAAAATAATAATACTTTAGTATGATGTCATATAAACAATTTTTTACTATAATTGTTAATATCAAAATACGAGGAGGATAAATATGGCTTCTTTGCCAATAAAAAACCTTTTAGAACGATTGACAGAAGACGAATTCAAAGTCTACAATCTAATTAAAGTTGGTTATACCAGCAAAAAAATTGCTGAATTTTTAAATTTTAAAGTATACGCTGTTAAAATATTACAAATGTCTATATACAAAAAATTAGGTGTAACTGGTCGTCTGGAACTGGTACATGGTAAATTAGAAAAAAAGATAAATAGACCTTATACAAGAAAAAAATATAAAAATTTAAAATGTACTGCATATGCTTTAAGATATCGATTTCTGAAAGATTGTGGTTTTAATTCTATAGTTGCATCAACTAATCACTCGAAAAAAAAATTCGAAAAATTACTTGATGAACATAATATAAAATATGTCGAATCTGAGACTGGATACAAGAAAATCGATGAATGATAATACAGATATATATATACACTATGGACATTCAAATTTTGATATTAATTTGTTTCAGGAAATAAAAAATCGAGAATTTTTCAATAAACCAGCTGGTGGTTTATGGGCATGTGGCGAAAATTGGGAAAATAATTGGCACAATTGGTGCATTGAAAACAATTTTTTTAAACGTCTTTTATATAAATCTTTTAAATTCAAAATTCATAAAAACTCAAGAGTATTAGTTATAGACAATGTAGATAAACTGAAACTTGTA